GTTCATACCGCTGTGGATCTGGGTGTACCCGCTCCTGTCATCTCTGGTGCGTTGTGGGCACGTTTTGAGTCGCGCCGTCTTGGTGCTTTCACAGCCAAGGTTCTGAATGGTATGCGGTCTATGTTCGGTGGTCATGACGTTCGCTGATGCACTCCTCTGGATTTCAGTACCGTTTGTACTGGCCACGATATATTTCGGGTTACGAAAAGGTGAAAATAACTACTACGAATCAGACGACTACGATGGAAACGGAACCGCTCACTAAAGGAATTGTTATCTTCGGTGCAACGGGAGACCTTTGTAAGAAGAAACTAATTCCTGCTCTTTATAAACTTTGGCTGAAAGATCTTTTGCCAGAAGGATTTGTAATTACTGGAACTGCTAGGAGAGATCCTGGTGTGGAGGCATGGAAAGAATCTCTTGGTTATTATCCTGATGAGTTCTTACATCATTTAGATTACATTTCTACAGATCTGGACAATGTTGATACTCTCCGTCACCTTCCTGATTACCTCCACGATAATACTTATTTCTTGTCGGTTCCTCCCGAAAGATACGCTAACGCTATTGTCAATCTCAAAGAGGCAGGTAAACTCGATGACCCCGACACATCCCGTTTGGTTATTGAGAAACCCTTTGGGCACGATTATAAATCTGCTGATCGTTTACAGTCTGTGGTTGAGCGACATCTACGCGAAAAACAAGTTTATCGCATTGACCATTATCTTGGCAAAGATACTGTTAATAACATACTTGCTACTCGGTTTAGCAATATTCTTCTGGAACCACTTTGGAATCGTCAGTACGTAGAAGAGGTTCAGATCTTTGCTACAGAAACTATCGGTTGTGAAGGACGTGCTCAATACTATGAGACATCAGGTGCTGTACGCGATATGCTACAGAACCATGTCTTACAAGTGCTAGCACTAATTGCTATGGAAGCACCCTGCCGTATGAATGCCAGGGAATTAAGACGTGAGAAGACAAAAGTTCTTGCCGCGACTAGACTATCTCCATCAATCTTACTAGGACAATACGATGGCTACCGTACTGAAGAGGGTGTTGATCCTGACAGTAACACTCCTACCTATTTCGCTGGTACTCTATTCGTCGATAACTGGCGTTGGGAAGGAGTTCCTTTTAACGTGATGACAGGCAAGAAGATGCCATATGGTTGTGTTGAGGTAGTCATTAAACTCAAAGCACCACCGCTAAAACTGTATGAAGGAGAAGTTAAAGATCGTATTGTTATGCGTCTACAGCCTAATCCTCATTTGGATATTAGCATGGACATTAAATCTCCTGGGCTTAATGATAGTCTTGAACTTGCTACACTCACACACGCCTACCCAGAAGAACGAGCAATCGATGGATACGAGAAGCTCCTCTATGATGTTATCAACCAAGACCAATCCCACTTCGTCCACGCAGATGAAGTAATGGAGTCCTGGCGTATTGTTGATGATCTTCTCTGCACTGGTGATCATTGTCAGATTAGAACTGTGCCTTACATCTACACTGGTGGATGGGGACCAACACACAAGTTATATCATCTAGGAATTGATTGGGATTATCCAGCATGAAAAAAGAAACCGAGGAAGAACGCAAGAAACGAATAGAGGAGATCAGTAAGCAGATTCATCCACATAATGATGAACCAGATCCTACTGCTCACATGGGGAACTATAACTTCCCCCAGATGCTTTTTGCTTTCTGCCTTGGATGTGCAACTATGTTTGTTGCAGCTGTTAATGAGATAGACAAGTTCAAAGGTTGTCCTTTCCCCGAGTATTTCGATGCACCACGTTCAACTGTTCGTTAGGTCTGTTATGCAAACTCCATGGTGCCTCGGCGTCATGGGGTTTTGTGTTGTGTTCGTTCCTATCATAGGAATGCATCTTGTCCATAAATATGGATGGGAGCACTGGGAACCCTTCGCCAAAAAACACGAATGAATTTTACTCTATTACTGTGTCTCTCACCACTGGTCATCATCTTCGTGCTGATGAAATTTATTGTTTGGATATCTGCTGTAAATGCTGAATCGGATTATGTCAGACGAGAACCTTTACGAAAGCGAGGACCCTTCGTGGAGAATGCATATGCTGACGTTGATGCAGAGGAAGAGGAGTATGGAGATCGCACAGACTATCGATAAAGCTTTGTACGATTACTATTCGGAACAAGGCAAACCAGTACCACAGTGGAAAACTAAAAGGGATCCAGACTGGTGGGTTGACTATTTAAAAAGTTTAGGGAGAGACCCCAGGAATCCATAGTGTATAGAGAACCACACCTTCAGAAGAAGTCAGATGAATGTGCAAAACTTTGGAGGGAGTGGTTTCGCTTGTTTGAAAAAAAGCATTAGAGGCACCAGATGCACGACGTGCCTGGTGTAAGTGTTGTGATGAATTCAGCATAATGTGTCATCAGGAGGTTCTAACCAACCCTAGATATAAGAACATGAAGTATGAATGGAATGAACCTCCTCCTCCGCCCCCTACATGATGTCAACGATGTGACGTGGAGCATAGTCATAAGTTTGGTTATACTCCTGCTAGGAGTAGCTTGGATAATTAAATATATACTTGGTATCGATGAGAGAGAATCACATGCCAGAGACCGACGAGTGGGCTTGCACCCTGACTCTGAACATAGAGGAAGTGAGGGCGATGTATGATCACTTCGATTACTCTATAAAGATGTGGCCAGGTTCTCCTGCTCGACCTGCTGATGAACAGGTATGGATGGACATCATGAAGAAGAGGATGTTTGCCATGATACAAGAATACAATTTTGACAGATTATAATGGATATTTGGACACATAGATTTAAACATCATTCAATCAAAGAAGAACTACTTCGTCTCATGGAGGAAGAACCTCCTAGAGAAAATAGAGACAAAGACAATCTAGTGTCAGACTATTGGGAAAACAATAGCGAGAAAAAATACATCAATAAATTCTTGCAGCATATCAAAGAATTTACTGATGACATAAGTGATCGTTACTATGCCAAGGATCTACATATCATCCATGCTTGGCATCAAATTTATACAGTAACAGGATCCCATGGTTGGCATGTGCATGGTGGATCCAATATATCTTTTGTGTACTACTTACACCTAGAAAATCCTGCTGACCGCACTCTTTTCTGGAATCCAGAAACTAGAGAAACGTTTCAACCAAATGCTGGAGAAGGGGACATTGTTATATTTCCCTCACATACTTTACACACTTCTCCTATCATCAGGACTTCTAAAAAGAAGGTAATCATAAGTGGTAACATGAATTTAGGAGAGATCTTCGACCCTATATAAACATTAGTTAGGAAATCGTAGCCATTCTTTACAGTATTTTCTCCTACATAGCACTATAATACCTGTAGCAGAGTGTTACATATGCTTGGAGTCTACGTAGTAATCACAATCGTTCTTCTATTAGTTGCTTATGCAGGTCCAGAAGAAACGATGCGATTATTCGCATACATGGACTTACAGTTGCGCTATGCATGGGTTAGGTTTAGAATGTATCTCATGCGTCGTAAGTTGGAACAACAACTTATCAAAGACCTACCTGAATACAACAAACTCATAAAGGAACTCAAAAAAGATGACCGAGGAGAATAGGGAATTATCCGACCTCAAACTGGATAGGAAAGAATGCGAAAAGTGCGGTGCCACCTGGATTAATGGTCAGCATGTCTGGCGTGGCACTGGGAATACATCTGACGCTAGTGAGCTTGACCTTGCTGGTCTTGTGTGCAACAAGCTTGGTAACCATCAGTGCATCAATCCAATGAAAGGTAGAGATGGTGGTCAGACTTGGGAATACAGAGCTGGTTATATCGACGGTATGATTTCCGAGAAGAAAAAAACCATGGAAGATATGCGCGACAAATTCGGTGATCTCTAAATACTAGTGGTGAACTAGTTTTTCTCATGGCATCCGATCAGATTTATCTTGGTAATCCGCTTCTAAAGAAAGCGAACGTCAAGCAAGACTTTACCAAGGAACAAATTGAAGAGTATGTCAAGTGTGCAAAAGATCCTGTATACTTCACCAAGAACTATGTACAGATCGTTTCACTTGACGAAGGTCTGGTGCCATTTAAAATGTGGGACTTCCAAGAAGAACTAATCAGGAAGTTTCATACAAGCAGATTTAACATTGCGAAATTGCCTCGACAGACTGGAAAGTCTACGACGGTGGTTTCGTATTTGTTGCATTATGCGTTGTTTAATGACAGCGTTAACATTGGTATCCTCGCTAACAAAGCAAGTACAGCAAGAGATCTACTCGGTCGTCTTCAGACAGCATACGAAAACCTACCGAAGTGGATTCAGCAAGGCGTGATATCATGGAACAAAGGTTCTATGGAGTTGGAGAATGGCAGTAAGATATTGGCAGCTTCTACATCTGCGTCTGCTGTCCGAGGTATGTCGTTTAACATCATCTTCCTCGATGAGTTTGCGTTCGTTCCAAACCATATTGCAGAGTCCTTCTTTGCCAGTGTTTATCCTACTATTACTTCTGGTAAATCAACGAAGGTAATTATCATCTCTACCCCACAGGGTATGAACCACTTCTATAAGTTGTGGACAGATGCCCAGAATGGTAGGAATGGATATACATGGCACGAGGTACACTGGTCACAGGTGCCTGGTAGGGATGAGAACTGGAAAGCAGAGACAATTAAGAACACGTCAGAAAGACAGTTCACCCAGGAGTTTGAATGTGAATTCCTGGGATCTGTTGACACATTAATCTCTGCCGCTAAACTACGAGCACTAGCATTTGTAGATCCCATTACTAGAAGTAAGGGACTTGACGTATATGAAAAACCAGCAGACAAAGCAGAATATATTATTACGGTGGATGTTAGTCGCGGTATTGGTGGAGACTATTCTGCTTTCATCGTCTATGACATTACTACAGTTCCATATAAAGTAGTTGCCAAGTATAGGAACAACGAAGTCAAACCGATGTTGTTCCCCAACGTTATTAATGACGTTGCTAGAGCATACAATAATGCATGGGTTCTATGCGAGGTAAACGATGTAGGAGACTCTGTAGCGTCGATTCTAAATTATGACCTAGAATATCCTAACGTGTTGATGTGCGCCATGAGAGGACGTGCAGGGCAGATTGTGGGGCATGGATTCTCTGGATCTAAAACACAGCTCGGTGTCAAGATGAGCGTCACCGTGAAGAAGGTTGGTTGTGCCAACCTCAAACAAATTATTGAGGATGACAAATTAATCTTCAATGACTACGAAATTATTTCAGAACTTACTACGTTCATTCAGAAGAAGCAATCCTTTGAAGCTGATGAAGGATTCCATGATGACCTAGTAATGTGTATGGTGATCTTTGCTTGGTTGGTCCAGCAGGATTACTTCAAAGAGATGACTGACAATGATGTCAGGGCACGCATCTATAACGAACAGAAAAATCAAATCGAACAGGACATGGCACCGTTTGGTTTTATTACTACAGGTCTAGAAGGTGATGAAGGATTTGTAGACGACGGAACTGTCTGGGAGTATGGAGATACCCAGGAAGATGTATCATATATGTGGAGTATCTGATGGAAGTAGAAGATCTGTTTGATTTAGATAATGTCTTGTTCCGTCAGAGGCAATGTAGATCTTGTGGAAAAACCAAAGATCTAACAACAGACTTCTATAGATCCAGACCAGATAGGACATCTTTGTCTGCTTGGTCCTATGAATGCAAAGAGTGTACCAAGGAAAGAGTGAAAAGTAGGAAGCGTAATCAAAAAGAAGATGTGTATCCAGACTGGTAAAGGGTTCGTGCATGGTTTCCCCGCTTGAAAGTTCCAAAAATCTAAATACCTATAGATCAAATTTGGTTACTCAAGGAGAAAAACATGGCAAGTCAAGTCTCGCCTGGAATTAGATTAAGAGAGCGTGACCTATCTAATGCTGTTGTAGTCGGCGCATCGGAAATTACCGCTGCCCATGCATCAACTTTCCAAAAGGGTCCTATTGGAAAGGTTGTGAATATCGCGTCCCAAAAAGAATTAATTTCGGTATTCGGTGCTCCCACCGATTCAAACGCCGAGGACTTCTTCGTAGCATCGGAGTTCCTAGGATACGGCGGTCGTCTAGCAGTCGTTCGTGCTGCTACTGGCGTAAATAGTGCATCAGCTGCTGGTGGAGCAGTTCTAGTCAAGAATGACGAGGACTGGGAAG